ATGCTGACTTTTCCTTCTTCAATATTTCCAAAGTATTCAGCCTCTTGTGTGTTATTTTGTTTAATTATCATATGACTATTAGTTAAAAAGGGTAGACATTTCTGCCTACCCTTATGTTAATTAAATATTTTTCATTCCATTAAAGAACTCTTCCACTTCTACTTGTGAAAGTCTATTAGTACTTGCAAGAGTACCAACAAAATCAAGAATTAAAGCACGAAGTTTATATAACTTACTTTCAAAATCTGGTTTCATCATACAGCCTATAAAATACTCAAGTTCTACATTAGAACAATTAGTATAATGCTTATCATAGTATGTTTTAATACCTACAGCAAGGTCATTCTCCTTGATTGTCTGATAAAGCTCTTTTCTTGTCATAGAATAGGGGTTTTAAAATATTAATAAATTGGTTTTTTGATGTGACCTTATACAGGTCAGAAATATCCTTTGCATTATAATCAGGTAATACTACATTAATAAATCCTGTCTTATCTGCAAGATTCTTAGCATTTAATAATCCAGCAGAATCATTATCCAGCATTATGTATATATCTTTATATCTTGATTTAAGATTGTCTATAGCTGTTTGACTCATATTATAACCTTCACCTTGTAAGGATATTGCAGGTATTCCTATATTAGCCCACAGACATAAGGCATCTTTCAAAGAAGAACATATACATAATTTATCACCTTTCTCAGGAATTTTCTTCCATAAGCTTATAACAGATTTATCATGTTTATTACACCATTTAAACTGTTTATTATAAGGTTGATAAATTTTTAATGTAGTATTATTGTCTTTAAATTCTACAAAAGCATAGGCTAATTTATCAGCCTTAAATACATATTGAATATTATCTTTTGTAATAATCTTATGAGAAATTGGATATACATCAGCAAACTTTAACCATTTAAGTGATATACCATATGAGTTCCAATATTCCTCATCATATGGTTTCCACTCTCTGACTATACATTCTACTTTTGTATTATTAACTTCTAAAGATTTAAAATTAGGTCTTTTACTTACTATATGACCACTATGGATTCTATGTTTAAAGTCTTTATAAATCATATGTAACATTTCTCTAAATGATAAATTATACATTTTACATAGTAAGGTAAATATTGAGCCTTTTTCCTTAGTAGCATAATCTAAATATTTAACCTTGTTGTTATAGAGATATACACTAAATGAAGGATGATTATCCTCTCTTAGTGGACTCTCTATAACACAAGGAAGGGACTTAATTTTTAAATAATATTCAGCTATTTCCAGTTCAGATGTAAAGCTAAGGATGTCCTCCAATCTAATGGTAGGAAATCCTTTAGCAAACATTACCAGGGAAAGTCTGAGTTATCAGTAGTAGAGTTAGTAGTAAAAGGGAGTTCTTCAGAAGCATCCTGTTCTTTAAATTGAGTAACTTTAAGACGGAATACTTCAAAGAGTTCAGGTTTACCAAATTCAGTAGTAGCATAAGCACCAGCCTGTTTACGTTCATTAAGAACTTTAGTAATACCTGTATAATACTTCTTGGTATTATAACCCTTTACAAAAGCTTCTTTAAGGAAAGACTGATACTGTTTGCCATCATCTGTAACTCTAACACCAAACCAAATACTTACTACATTCTCAGGTTGGAGATTAACAAGCTCCTTAACTTCAGAGAAGTCACCTTTGAAATATTTATCTACATGGTCCAAAGCTCCTTCACATTCTTCAGGATTAGGAACCATATACCAGCTCTTCTCAATGCTATTATATCTCATAGGAGAATAAATACCAAGGAAATCACGAAGGAAAGTTACAAGCTCTTCCTGTCCTTTATAGCAAGGCTTATAATCTTTATCAATATTAGCTGCCATACCATTGGAATAAACAGGAATTTCATGATTCTTAGCTTGTTCCTTAGTAACCCAAGCAGTTCTGCCATATTTGTCAATTACTTTATATTTACCTGCCTGACTTACCATATATTCTTCACTAATAAAGAAATTAATAGTAATAGGAGATACATCCAAATCTTCAACAATAGGCTGTACTACAAAAGAAACACGAGCAGTTTTAACTGTCTTACCATTAGATTCTTGAGTACCTGTATATTCAGGCTCTTTTTCAAGGGTAGAGCCAAACAGTTCTTCCATTTTAGCCTTGTCAGGATTTACTGCAAGGATTTTACAAGGTGCCATACCAGTATAACGGTTGAACTCAGTAGAGGTAGTTGATTTTTTACCAGATGCAAATGCCATAATATTTATATTTTAAGAATTTGTATTAATGTTTTAATAAAAGCACTCTCTACAGTTATACCATAGAGAGTGCAAAGTTAATAATTTTATTTAGAAAATGAAAGGTTCTTCGTTAGAATTTTGTTCAACTTCTGTTACTTCTTCTGTAACATCTTCAACCTCATTCTCTGTAACAGGGATAATTGTTTCAGGATATTTGAATACATAAGTAGTAACTTTAATAGGATTACCATTCTTATCTTCTTTACCTGTGAGGGTTACTACTTTCTCAACAATATCTTCTGATGTATATCCACCAGTAATAAAGGGAGTAGTGTCAAGAACTTTAAGAGTATTCTTAATACCTTCAAGTTCTAACATAAGAGCATCAATTTTAGCTTGAAGTTTATTCTTCTTTTGTACATAAGAATCTACTGATGCTGCTGTTCTCTTGATTGCTGCTTTTTCTGCTTTGCTAAATTCTTTCATAGTTGTAAAATTTTAAATGTGAAAATTGGATTTTAATTAATTATAATATTCATTCATTTGTTCTACTACATATTTGAGGTCATTGGGTATAAAGTCCTCATCAAACATATCTGCAGGTGATTTTGCAGGTATTTCTATTGCTCCTTCCATATATCTATGAGTAGCAAATCCATAAGTTGCATTACCTTTATCATCATATTTAATGGTGGAGAATAATACAATAGGAACTACTTCTACAGGATTATAACTATTATCAATAAGTTTTCCAATAGTTGAAGGTTTATAACCTACAATAGTATTATCAGAGGTAACTTCTTCACAATGCATAATGAGAAATACATTTAAATCATCTCTCATATTTTCTGCAGTACTAATAATATTTTGAAAATGTGCTGCCATATCAGTGTACTTACCGTAGCCTGTTTGTTTAGCAGTAGCAAAATATTCTTTTCTCATAATATAAGTACCATCATCAATAATAACAGTCTTAACATGAGGAGCATTTTTATCAATAGCTTGAAGATATGTTACTATTTTAGCATAATCATCAATATTAAACATATTCTTATGTTCTTCATTATATAATGATTTACTACCTTTAAAAGGTAATCTTTTCTTCAATACATTGAATACTACAGTTTCTTTAGGGTCAAGATTTTTAATTGAGGTTGATTTACCTGTTCCTGATTTACCCATTATTAAACAAATATTTGACATAGCTTTTTAATTTAAAAATTAGAAATAATTTACCTTTTTGTTTATTAATCTTATAAATATCTTGTATCTCTGGAGTATGTGGCAGAGGTAATTCTTTAAAAGCATTAATTGCTCCATCAAATAGTAATGGACATAATCCATTTGCTCTACCATTTCTATTGAGTACAATCTCTAAAACCCTAAACTTGTCTTTAAGATTGGTAATATCATAACCTAAATATTCAGGAAGTTCAAAGCTATAAGGATTAGTAATACCAATCATTACACTTGAATCTCTTGCAGTATATTTACTATCACCTAAACCAGCAACAGTAGGTCTGATTTTATTATTCTTAAAAGCTTCAAGGTTAGAAGTTTCAATAGATTGCTGTTGAACTACTACAGGTATATAATTATATCTATTTCTAGCTATAATCATATATTCTGATAGTTTCATAATAGATTCCCTTAAGTCCATTTGTCTACCTGTAATACTTTTCTCAGTATCCAAAAGACTTACATGGTCTACTATTATAAACACATATTCTTCTGGGTCATTTGGTATATAATAATCAAACATTTTACGTTCAATATCTTTACCAAAATCATCTTTTACAGTGACAGATTTATAATGAGTTTTACCATTATTATCTGCATAATTCCTAAAGTCTTTATAAATACCAGTAGGATTTCTTGAATCATAGAATGTGATAGTTTCTTCATATAATTTCATTATATTACAGAATTTCTCATTCTCCATTAATGCAAGAATTTCTTCTGGTATAGGTTTACTACTGTCAGTAGATTTTAAGTCTATAGGACTTATTCTTACCTGAAACAAATGATTCAAAAGAAAAGCCATAAACCTAAGAGTTATGGCTTCAGCAGTCTCTTCAAGAGGATAATAGAATATTTTAGCTTTAACTACATTTGGATTATAATACATATATAGTACAGTATTATATACAAATAAGTAATTGGTAATTTGAGTCTTTGCTGACTTTGTACTTCCGCTGATAAGATAATAAGTACCTTGCTCTATTCCAGGAATTTCATCTCTAAACCTTTTAAAAGGTAAAGGAATACAATTTATTTTACCTGATAATATTCTATCTCTTTTATCTTTTAGAGTGTTAATGATTCTATTTCTCAAACTCATACTAATTCATCATTCCAATTAGCTATATTACCTTCTTCTTTATTTTGTATCCAAGATAGTAATTGAGAATTTTCTTCTATAGAACCATCTATAATTACTTTTTTAGAAATAAAATACTTTAGTAATTGCATATATGTATAGTTACCATTAAATGATTCAATATATCTTTTAGTGGCATTAACAGCTTCTTCATCAGTAAAAGAAGTTTTATACAATTTTACTACTGTTTTTAATTTCTTAGCTATTATAGCAGTACTATCTCTCCATTGATAACTTGTTCCAGGTTTTTTACCTTTTGGATATAATTCTCTTAATTTATCAGCTAATACTTCAAATCTATCTTTACTTTCCTTAGTCTTATCTTGAATTTCACTATTTACAAATACAGATTCTACCATATTAATACCATTTTCATTAATAGTAAATGATGTGTTTATTTTATTTCCATTACTATCTAATATAGGTGTAATATCATAATAATCTTTAATTTTAGCATTTTGATAAGTTCCAGAAGTAACTTTATTATTGAAATACATTGAACATAATAGAAAAAACTGGTCAATAGGTATGTCCAGTTTTTCCATTACATCCAAATCAAATACAAATCTCCTCATATTTTAATATCTCCGTAATAAGTTATAGTTTTAATTAAATCCTTATTATATGGTTCAAGCATTTTAAGTAAAATCTCTTCTTCTCTACTATTCTTATAAAAAGGTATTATAATGATAGGATTCTTATGTCTAAGTATTCTACCTACCTTTTGTATAGTCATAATATCTGAAGAATTAATCACATTAAATATACCTATTTGACAATTCTTAAGATTCACACCTTCATTAAGGCAGTTAACAGCTGTAATATGGTCTATATAACCATTATTAAATATATGATAAGATTGTTCTATAGAAGAACAGAAAGTGAGAGTTCTACAATTGTGTTTTTTCAAATAATTGAGGATTTGCATAGTGTGGTACATCTTTATATTAGACATCCATACTAATCTATCCAGACATTTTCTAAGCCATATATTCTTTAAACCTTCATTTTTAGTCTTCATATACTGATTTTTACTCCATTCTATAAGACTGGAGATATGTTCATAATATTCAGACTCTGTGCAGTTTACTATGTACTTAGTTTGTTTGTCTTTGTAGGCTATAAATCTATTTTTATAAGATATATGTTGTACCTTATTCTTTGTTTTATTGATAATAATCTGTTCTTTAACTTTATTAGTATCAAAATACAAAGGTAATAGATATATAGTAGGGTCAGGAAGCACATCTTTATCAATAGCTTCTTTAATTGTTACTTTTATATGTTTAGGACTGAATATTCTGTCCATTTTATATTTCATATCTCTATTAATAGTAGCAGATAATAATATTACTCTATTAATATTATATGATTGTAAACAATTAATACATCTATCAGTTAAATGATGTGCTTCATCAAATATAACCATATCCCATTTATCAGCATACTTCTCTATGCTATTATAGCATGAGTAAGTAAAGCTGATATTATTATTGGGATACCATTTTAATATTTCATCTTGCCAATTCTTTATTAGTACCTTCCTAGGTACAAGAATG